CTGGCTATGATTCTATTCGGTAAGCAGTAATTTATTAAAGGGATTTATTATGTTAGAAACTATATGTGAATTATTAGAAGATGCATACAATCGTAATTGGATTACCAGCAGAGATGGTAATGTGAGTATTCGCCACCACGATCGTGATCATTTTTATATTACTCCCAGTGGTGTGCGCAAACAAACACTACAACCTGATCAGTTTAAGAAGATTGGCGTTGAAGAGGGTTTCTACGACCAGCCTCCTCGATTGCATTATTCAAGCAAAGAGATGGATTACACTGACATCAGTAAGAATCTAAAGCCCAGCGGAGAACTACCTTTACACTTTGGACTACAAAAAGAGTTAGGGCAACACGCAGGCGATGTTAGAGTTGTAGTGCATGTTCATCCAACTTACTGTATCGCCGCTATGCATGCTGGTATTGATTTGAGTACTATCAGTGATGCATTTCCAGAACTCAATCGTTACACGCAAGTGGCTCCCAACGTTGGTGATGTTGCACCAATTAGCCAAGAACTTGCCGATGAATGCCATAAGATGTTAAAGTTGGATAAAAAAGGCAACATTGCCTATGACATAGTTGGCATCAAAGGACATGGAGTTGTGGCCATTGATACCAGCCCTTGGCGAGCGTATGAGCACATAGAGAGGCTAGAACATATTTGCAGGATAGTACTTGCTTCGGGAAAATACTAAATCCGAGCCAGAATCCATTTCGTCGTAAATGGCTTACCATTGGCCTTTCGCTTAAAGATCTTCTCGAACTCTAGTTTCTCGAGTTCGGCAATCTTCTCTGCATTATGCTCGAGACATGCTTCGTACAGTTTACGTAGTAGGTTCTTTTGTTTCATATTACCTCCTTTTATATTATTTAGCGAAATAGTATGAATGATTTATACTAAATCAGAATTTATTTTACTTCTGACTCAACAGCAGGTATACTTGTTCCTGCTGTAATTATTATGGAGATGCCTAGTGAGTGATTCGTTTTACACGAACGTAGAAGTCTTTGGCAATACCGTTATGACACGTGAAGTTGTCAATGGTGTTCGTCAGAAGTCCAAAGAGCAGTGGCAACCGACGTTGTTTCTCAAAGACAACAACAATACTGAGAGTGTGTTCAAGAGCCTGTATGGTGATCCTGTGAAGGAAATAACCGCAGGAAACATCCGTGAGACCAAAGACTTCATCAAGCAATACGAAGGCGTAGATGGGTTCTCGATCTTTGGTCAATTGAACTTTACCCTACAGTATCTCAACAATCGTTACCCACAGAAGATTACTCCAGATATGAATAATCTTTCTGTCTGGTCAATCGACATCGAGACGCGCACAGGTGATGAGGGATTCCCTAAGCCAGAGACAGCGAATGAAGAAGTAGTTCTTATTACTCTTCAGAATGTAAAGACCAAGACCTGCTATACTTTTGGCAAGGGTNCGTATATTGGTTATNCTGGNTATGATTCTAAATTCATCAGTTGCGCAGATGAGTATTCTTTGTTGAAGCAGTTCCTGATGTTCTGGGAATTTTCTGACATTGACATCATTACTGGCTGGAACATTGAGTTCTTCGACATTCCTTATCTGATCAATCGAATCAAGCGCATCCTCGGCGAAGATGCAATGAAGAAGATGAGTCCTTGGGGATTCGTTAGCGCAGAGATGCAGTCTTATCGTGGTAAAGAAGAAATGACTGTTGACATCAAGGGTATCGCTATCCTTGACTACCTTGCTCTGTACAAGAAGTTTACATACACGAAGCAAGAGAGCTACTCTCTGAAGTATATTGCTGCTGAAGAACTCGGTCATACGAAGGTAGATCTTCCAGGTGANACCTTCAATGATAACATCGATCATCACTGGAATGACTTTGTTCATTACAACATCGTAGATACGCAGCTGGTAACTGAACTCGAGGATAAGTTGAAATTGCTTGAGTTGATCATTACGATGGCATATCAGGCGAAGATCAACTTTACGGATGTGTTCAGTCCAGTAAAGATGTGGGATGCTCTGATTCATAATTCTCTGTTGCGCGAAAAGATCGTTGTGCCGCAGCGTGGCCATACTGGTTGCAGAAGCATCGATGGTGCGTATGTAAAGGAACCTCTGACTGGTAAGTACAACTGGATCGTCAGTCTTGATGCTACCTCTTTGTATCCAAGTATTATGATGTCATTGAATATCAGCCCTGAGACTTTCGCTGGACGTACTGATATAACTATGGATTCTCTGCTGGATAATCCCAACATTACTTCTCCGTATGTTCAGCAGGATTATGCTATCTCTCCGATCGGTGCATTGTTTACTAAAGAAAAGACTGGCGTTCTTCCTCGTCTGATTAAGGAAATGATGGCTGCGAGAAAGACAGCAAAGAGTCAGATGCTTGGGCTTGAATCTCAGTATGAGAAGTCCAAGGATAAGTCATTGCTTCCGAAGATCTCTGCGTTGAATAATGCNCAGATGGCTGCGAAGATTGCACTGAACAGTCTTTATGGTGCTACGGCAAATGAAGGATTCCGATTCTTTAATCCAGATGTCGCTGAGTCAATTACTATAACTGGTCAATACATTCTGAAGAAGATTGAAGTTGCTTTGGATATTGCTCTCAATAAGAAGTTCGATACTGGCGAGCACAAATATCTTGTCTATGTTGATACTGACTCCGTGTATGTGAATATGAAGCCAGTGGTTGATAAGTTCTTAAGTGGTAAGCCTACTGAGGAAATCGTAAAGAGTCTTGAGAAGGTAGCGAAAGATATTCTTCAGACTGAGATCAATAAGATCTGCGGTGAGGTAGCAGATACGCTTGGTTTCTTTGAGAATGATATCCACTTTAAGTTGGAAGCAGTTGGTGATACGGCTATCTGGTGCGCAAAGAAGAAGTATATTGTCCGAGTGCACTCTTCAGAAGGTGTTACTTATGCTAAGCCAAAGTTTAAGGTAATGGGTCTTGAGATGGTTCGGTCATCGACTCCTGCATTCATTCGTGGTAAGTTACGAGAGTCTCTTGTGCAGGTATTTGATGGTACTGAGAAGACTGTTCAGTTGTTTATTAGTGAGGCACGTGAAGAGTTTAATAAACTTCCTATCTCTGCTATTGCCTTTCCTCGTACTGCTAATTCTATTGATGATTATGCAGATGCTAATTCGATTTACAAGAAGGCAACTCCTATTCACGTAAGAGGTGTTCTTTTGTATAATGAGATTGTCAAGAGGAAGAAACTTCAGAGCAAGTATCCTCTGATAAATGATGGCGACAAGATTAAGTTTATGTATCTGACAATGCCGAATCCACTGAAGGAAAACATCATTGCGATTCCTGCTGATGGGATCCTTCCTCCGGATCTTGGTTTACATGAGTATGTTGATTATGAGATGCAATTTCAAAAGAGTTTCATCAATGCAATGGATATTGTCCTCCAGCCGATCGGTTGGGCAGCTGAGGAGACAAGTTCCCTTGAGGACTTCTTCGGATGATTAAACTGCTCTTGAGAGCGTAATAATTTATTTTGTTTTACCCCTGATACCAAGTATACTTGGTCATCTAATAAGGAGATATACCTATGAGTTTGCTTGAACGACTTCGCAAGAATTCAACTATTAAAGATACTGCTGTTCTTTCGGACAGTAAGTATTTCACCAAGAAAGATATGATCCCGACCTCAATCCCTGCAATGAATATCGCATTGTCAGGTGAGATTGATGGTGGATTTGTTCCTGGTCTTACTTTGTGGTGTGGACCATCAAAGCATTTTAAGTCAATGTTCTCATTGATTATGGCAAAGGCATATCTTGAGAAATACCCAGAAGCAGTTATGATCTTTTATGACTGCGAGTTCGGCACACCATCTGCTTACTTTAAGTCACTGAACATTGATCAAGAACGCATTCTCCATGTTCCTATTATGAATATGGAAGAGTTTAAGTTTGATGTTATCAAGCAACTTGAGGCATTGAATCGCGGAGACAAGGTTATCTTCGTTATTGATTCGCTCGGTAATATGTCGTCCAAGAAAGAAATGGATGATGCCATTGAAGGCAAGTCCGTTGCGGATATGTCTCGTGCTAAGCAGATGAAGTCGATCTTCCGTATGATTACTCCATACCTGAATCGTCTGGATATTCCTATGGTTGCTGTGAATCACATCTATATGGAACAAGGTCTGTATCCAAAGGCAATCGTCTCTGGTGGTACTGGTGTTTACCTTTCAGCTGATAACATCTTTATCCTTGGTCGCCAACAAGAGAAGGAAGGTACTGACATTATCGGATATAACTTCATTATCAATGTCGAGAAGTCCAGGTATGTTCGTGAGAAGTCAAAGATTCCTATTGAAGTAAAGTTCGAAGGTGGCGTCTCTACTTGGTCTGGTCTGCTTGATATTGCGATTGAGTCTGGTCATGTTATCAAACCTTCAATGGGTTGGTACTCCAGAGTAAACAAAGAGACTGGTGAGATCGAAGATAAGAAGTGGCGCGCAAAGGATACCGACTCCAAGTTGTTCTGGCAGTCGATCCTCTCCTCCGCATCATTCCAGGAATACATCAAGAACTCATATCAAGTATCCAATGGTGACATNATCACTGATGAGGATATCGACGCAGAACTAGAGGAAGTTTAATGATTAACATTCGAATCATCGAAAGAGGTATTAATGTCAAACCACTACTGGATGAAGCTCTTTCGCTTTCTCCGGAGAGTTGGGTTACTCACTCGAAGGTAAAGACGCATACTGTCGTGCCTTTGACTGTTCCTGTAGTTTATGCAGGGCAAGATACCTCTATCCTTGATTCGAGTGAGACAATCAATACTCCGCAGTATTATAAGTGCCCAACTATTCTGAACTGGATGCGCCGTAGGAACTTCTATCACCATGCATGGGCAGGAATTTATCGATTGCCTCCTGGTGGTAATGTTCCTCCGCATAAGGATGACTCCGGTGATTACTATATGGACAAGATGCGTTACCATCTTTGTCTGCAAGGAAAGTATCTGTATAAAGTAGAAGGTGATCCAGTGTATACGATTACACCTGGCACTCTGTTCTGGTTCGATTTACAGACAACGCACAGTGCTGAGTGTATCAGTGATGATGACAGAATTACTTTGTTATTCGACTTAGCAAATCCGAATTCTCTGATTAACCCATAAGAGGTAATTATGATTTTAGATAAAATTGAGTTAGTGCAAGAGGCAGAATCAGACAAGATTAGACCGATTCGAATTACAGAAGGTGAGTTCGAAGGTGTGGTAGTTAGGTTTGGTCGTGCATGGTTTCCGGAAAATGAAGATAATAATCTTTCCTTTGAAGTTGACATAATTGAGGGTACAATTGAACCTGAACAGGAACCTCGTTTACACGATTTTCTGGGCCAGGTCTTAATGGCATTTATTCAAGAAGAAATGAAACGCGAAGAAAGAAACAATGACAAATCTGAGAATTGAAGAAACTATTCTATCGAATTTATTGATTGATGAGGAATACTCACGTAAGGCTACGCCATTCCTCGAAGCTGATTACTTTGTCGAAAAGGCAGAAAAGACTTTGCTCATAGAGATAAATGGATTCTTCATAAAGTATAACAAGTTGCCTACGAAAGAAATTATTCGTGTGCAACTTGCGCAGAGAAATGATCTGACTGATACTGATCTCAAGAATGCCCTTGAGATCGTTGATAACTTTACTGATGAGAAGCCAACTAGTAAAGAGTGGTTGTTGGAGCAGACTGAGAAGTTCTGTAAGGAAAAGAGTGTATACAATGCTATCCTTCGTTCCATTAAGATTATTGATGGTAAGGATAAAGAACTGAACAAAGAAGGTATTCCGAAGATTCTTCAGGATGCCTTGGCTATTTCGTTTGATACTGCAGTTGGTCACTCCTACCTTGAAGATGCAACTGCTCGTTATGAGTTCTATACTCGTAAGGAAGAAAAGATTGCATTCGATCTAGAGATTCTTAATGATATTACCAAGGGTGGTCTGGCTAAGAAAACGCTGACTCTGTTGGCTGCTCAATCTGGTGGTGGTAAGAGTCTGGTTATGAGTCACTTCGCCGCTGCTGCTCTGCGCCAGGGTAAGAATGTTCTTTACATTACTCTAGAAATGTCCGAGGAAAGAATCGCGGAACGTATTGATGCAAACCTTCTCGGTATTGACATTGATAAACTGGCTGAACTTTCCAAGGAAGAATTCGTTCAGAAGATTGCTACGATCAGTAAAAAGACTCAGGGTAAATTGATCGTCAAGGAATATCCAACTGGCTCTGCTCATTCTGGTCACTTCCGTGGTTTGCTTGAAGAGTTGAAGATTAAGAAAGATTTTAAGCCTGACTTCCTGATCGTTGACTATCTTGGTATCTGTGCGTCCTCGCGCATGAAGATGGGTGGTAGTGTTAACAGTTATTCCTATATAAAGAGTATCGCTGAAGAGCTGCGTAGTCTGGCAGTTGAGTATGACATTCCATTGATCAGTGCTACTCAGGTCAATCGTAATGGTTTTGATAACTCGGATATTGAACTTACAGATACTTCTGAGTCAATGGGTCTGGTCCATACTGCTGACCTGATGCTTGCTTTGATTCGAACTGAGGAACTGGATGAGATCAATCAAATCCTGATCAAGCAGTTGAAGAATCGTTATGCTGATACTGCGATCAATAAGCGATTCGTCGTTGGTATCAATCGTTCTAGGATGAAGTTGTTTGATCTTGAGAAGTCTGCCCAGACATCTATTGCTACTGGCTCATCGTTTAGTCCGAAGGGCAAGATGAAGAAAGTTGAGGAGCCAGACATTCCCCTGTATGATCGCTCGAAGCCAAGACCTACTGACTTCGGTGGATTCAAGTTCTAAATAGAGTTTACTTTTATTCAAATTAGAAGTATAATATCTTTATGGGTTGGTTAGTTGAACTTCCCGCCGCTCTTTTACAATTTGTCTGTAATCTGTATGGATCCAGGGTTCGCTCTGGTGTCATATTGAAATGCACTTGAAAACATAGCATGCTGGGGCGGTGGTAATCGTCGGCGAGGGTGAGATATCCTGTAGTGCATTTCAATATGGTGATATCATAGTGAAGCATAGCACTTCACTGATAAGGAAGTCTGGTCGGCTGTATTCAACTGGCTAGTGCTATGCTTCACTATGATATTTTGCGCGAGTGGTGGAATGGTATACACGCTGGTCTTAGAAGCCAGTGCCGAAAGGATTGAGAGTTCGAGTCTCTCCTTGCGCACCAAGTTTTGAAACTCTAGTGTAAATGTGCACACGCCCCTAGTACTAGTCTAGAAATAAAGGGTGTAGAACACGCGGCTCAAAAAGCAGATGCGAGTGAGTTTCTTCTATACTATTCCTCAATAGCTCAGTCGGTAGAGCAAGGCACTGTTAATGCCTGGGTCGGAGGTTCAAGTCCTTCTTGAGGAGCCAATTAGCGAGAGTGGTGGAATGGTATACACAATTGACTTAAAATCAATCGCCGCGCANGGATTGCGGGTTCGAGTCCCGCCTCTCGCACCAATACGCGACCGTAACTCAGATGGATAGAGTATTCGGCTTCTACCCGAACTGTCGGGGGTTCGAATCCCTCCGGTCGCACCATCGTAAAGACGTTAAATACTAATGGTCATTGGTACCATTAACGGAGAAATAAAATGGCAAGANGATACGTTATTCAGGTCCTAGTAGCAGTAGATCAACTAGCCAATGCAGTATTGGGTGGTTGGGCAGATGAGACTCTGTCTAGTCGTTCATACAGATTACATGACAAGAAAGTTTGGTTCATTGCTGAGAAGATGATCAATGCTCTGTTCTTCTTACAGAAAGATCATTGTCGTATGGCATATGAAGCAGAGTTAAATAGAAAGCAGACATTTAGTCTGCCGAAGTAAACAATCGGGGGTGTAGCTCAATTGGTAGAGCGACTGCTTTGCAAGCAGTAGGTCGCAAGTTCGATTCTTGTCTCCTCCACCAAAATTAAAGGATGTATATGCAAAAGAAATGGTATTACTCAAAGACAGTCTGGCTCAATATTTTTGCCATGGCTTCGATTTATCTGCAGATGGAATTCGGTTTTCTGTTTAGTATAGAACTGCAGACAGCTGCTTTGTCTTTNATCAANCTCTGGTTGCGTAAGTTGACGAAGGAAGAAATCGTCTGGTAAAGCATTCGCCCCTATAGCTCATTTGGTAGAGCAACTGATTTGTAATCAGTAGGTGCCGTGTTCGAATCATGGTGGGGGCACCAAAACGTAGGGCTGGTAGCTCATGATGGTTAGAGCAGCGGACTCATAATCCGTTGGTGGTGTGTTCGACTCACACCCAGCCTACCATTGTAAAGGAATGATTATGAGTGATGGTGGTAAAGGATCTGCACCAAGACCATATAGCGTGAGCAATGAAGAATATGCTGCTCGCTGGGATATGATCTTTCGTAAGGATCAGAAAGAAGATAAACAACAGCAGGATTCAACTCCTGTTGTTACAGAAGAAAAGAAAGTGTCTCCCTAGTGTAATGGCAGCATACGGGTCTCCAAAACCCTTGGTGGGAGTTCGAGTCTCTCGGGGGATGCCAAATATAATGCGGGATTAGTTAAATGGTATAACAGCAGATTTCCAATCTTCGGTCAGGGGTCCGATTCCCCTATCCCGCTCCATTTTTAATTAGGATAAATTATGAACTATATTCCAATGAGTGGCAACATTATCGTGCGTGTGTCAGAAGGCTCTAAGGTCACTGATTCAGGTATTGTATTGCAGCACTCACAAGAGCCAGAGATCGCTATCGTGATCGCAGTTGCATCTGATGTTGATGAAGTAAAGATCGGTGATCGTGTACTTGTGCATTGGCCAGATACGATCAAGTTAGAACTCAACACATACAAAGTTCCGATGAATAATGTGTTGGC